GACCTTGTATGATGTAGTCCTTAATAGCGTGTAGTTTTTCTAGAGGCTTGTTGAAAGTGTTCTCTTCATCCATGCCCACATACAGTATCTCATATATTGAGTGTCAAATAATAGCAACCTTTTTATAAATTTCTTCAAAATTTCTAATAGCACGCTTATGTAAATTATGAATATTTTGCCTTGAACAATCTACTAATTCTGCTACCTTCTCCCAAGTACATCCATTAATATATCTGTCTATCAACACAACTCTCTGCTTTGGACTCTTTAATTGCTCAATTAAAAATCTAGCATATTCACGTTCACGTAAATATTTACTCCATTCTTTCATAAGCTCCTCTGTAACCGCATCAAGTTCAGCTACTTTATCTGCTATAGTTATTGGTTGCCCTCCACTCACTTTATCCTTGCTGTAATCTATAGCTTGTAAACTCATGATGTCCTGTCTCAGTCTAAACACTTCACGTTCCTTACATCTTATATTTAAATCTGTATTCCTAATTAAATATAAGTATTCCCTTCCTGTCATATAGCAACCTCTATCCCTATTTTCTGTTTTGACATCCATTCAGATAAAGTATAGATTTCCTTTCCTCTTGCTGTAGAATATGCCCATTCTCCTATACAACCTTTAGAGTGTTGCCAATCACCGCACAATATAATGCCCTTGCATTGCTCTAAAAGATTTAAACAAATTTCCAATCCCTTCGCATATTCTTTATCAAAATACACCATCCCAAAATTATGAATTGGAGATACATATACATGAGCAGGATCCATTGTAACTAGCGTTGACATAATTTTATCAACCTTACTTTTATTGGTTTCATTTCCTCCATATGGGTGTGCCACATAAATTAATGGTTTATCTCTTGTCATTGTGTAACCCCTTTTACCGTAATATCATTTACATGAAATACTTTCACATCATCCGCATCAAATTTATCAGTCTCATACTCTGCTAAATGTCTCTGTGTTGCCATTGGTACTGGTTTAATATCATCTATAAATAATTTCCCTTGCGCTCTTTCTCCATTTACAAACGCTTCTATCTCATCAACAATTGGCTCTAGCATTGCTTGGTTCTTTTCTGTTACCTGTATCCATGATGTTTGAATTTTACAAACATCCTTCGTCTTATTATTTAATGTTATGTTAAATCTTACCTTTTTCATCATTAGTGGGAAGTCTTTATCCCATTGAATACCCATCGCTGTAATAATAAGTGCATCTGATTTTGCAAATTTAAACGTACCAAATGCTTCTAATAAAAAATCTTTTGCCTTTTCGTAAGCCATTCGTAGTTCCGGCCTAAACATATCTCGTGTATTTAACTGATACGCTTCTATAAATCCATTACTATTTTCTTTTGTGAAAGATATTCTTTTCTGTGTACCTAATGTAAATGCTACTATTTTCATGGTATCTCCTTTATCAAAATTTAAATGACATCTCATATCCCTTTATTTACAAAACTCCATTAAGTTTGTTTGTGTTTTTACATTACTTAACATTTCAGATTTAGCCTTACTGTAGAAGTCTTTTGATATTTCAAACCCATATGCACTACGTCCTAACTCCATAGCGGCTCTTAATGTTGCGCCACTACCTGCCACAGGATCTATTACTACATCACCTTCATCAGTAAAGATTTCTATCAATCTCTTTAATACTGATACAGGCTTTTGCGTTGGATGGATTTTAGGAATAATATTTTTATTATCCCTACGCCATTCAAACCAGTTAAATATCATCTTGTGATTATTATTAAATTTCGGTAGTTTTTCTCTATATAAAATCAATGCATATTCTGTAGCACCAACGACACGCATATTAGCTTTTAATGCTTGTGCTGAATAATTCTTGATAAAAGAGATTGGTATATAATTCTTGAACCCATGTTTCTTGGCATATTCAATTACCATTGCTTGTTGTTCATAGCTACAGAACACAATCATACATGGAGCCTTGCCCCTCTCTTTTGGTTCTTTCTTTAATAAGCGGTTACAGAAATGAAAGTATTCCGCAATATTGAAGTTATGATCTGTATTAAAGAATGCCTTTCCTGCTTTCTTACTTTCTCCGTTTTTATTATCTCCACCTATATACCACATAGGATTACTTGCATATGCTGCCCCCCCTAAATTATAGGGAATATCAGCTATTACCAGTTGTGCTTTAGGTATGCCATATCTTTTATAGTTCTGAAAATTATCATTAAATAATTCTACTTTCATTAAGCTTCCTTTCTTATCTCCTTATCTTGTTAAATATCTGGTTTCATATTTTAATCCCTTACAGTGCAGCTATATCCTTTTAACTTTCTCATTCTGTGCCTAATGGTTCTTACATTATCCCCAACATATTTGTACGCATCTCCCTGCATATTCTTTTCTTCATTAAGCTTATCTAACGATGCTCTATATTGTTTGTAGCTTTCACATTTACTATGACATCCTACTTCTCTAAATTGGCACTCCCTGCATGGTTTTTTCATAATAACTCCTTGTCCATTGATTTAATACTTTATTCCCCACATATATGCTTCTTCGTATTCTCGCTTTTATCAATGCATCAGATGCTACAAAAATATATCCCCAATGTGGGACGAACACTCTTCTGCCTTCCTTTGACCGCCCTTTTACAATATGATCATGTGCTTTCATTAAATTTCTAAATCTATCATTCATGCTCATATCCCTCTAATCTATTGCCTATTACTTTAACTTTCCCATTGTTCAATACAAATGCTAAGTCAAAATCTAGTGCCGCATCATTTTGTTTGTTTTGCTGGTTAATTGCCTTACATCTCCATTGGTATTTATCAACGCTGTAATATACTTCCCCTACCATTGGTTTTTCTTGTATTGATTTGCAATCAAACTCTATATGGTCCTTTTCGTATATTCTTATGCCTACAGTATCTTTCGCTTCACTTCCCCTGCAAAGCGTTCCATCCTCAATTGGTATCCATGTATATGTATCATTTTCTACTGCTAGTAACCTAATTTGTGAGTAGCTTTGTTTTATTTCATCACTACTTACCCATTCTGTCCTATTTACGTTCTTCCGCAGGCCTTTATATATTAATGGTTTCATGCTACCTCCTCACAAATGGCTTTAATGCCACATCCTTTTAGAAGTTCATGTATCATTAGTCTGCCTTTTTGTGTCCAACGTGTTGATACTTTACATTCCAATCTTCCGTCTGTAGTCATATATGTATGTGTCTTAGTCTTTGTGTATCCCTTATGCATTAGATCACTGTACAAAATCCATTGTCCATTTACGCTACGTTGAATATGTGCATCATGTAGTATCTTGTTTAAGGCTTTCGCACTTAGTCCATAATCTGCAGCAATCTGTGTTACTGTCATTGCGTTTGTACTGCTTAAAATTTTATCCACATAATCAACCTTAGGCTCATATTCGGCTATTTGTTGCTTCTGTTGTTCAATGATTGCCTTTGATTGGTTGTGTGCTTCTACTTCATCTGCATACAATCTCAATGCTTCTGGTAGTGTCTTTGGGATATTTAACTCATAGCTACCTGTTTTTCTAATTTGTGGAAGTACTTCGCTAGTTACCCAGCGTTTGAACTTCTTCGCACTTGACATCTTTGATTTCAATATCAAGGAATATAGTCCAGACTCATTGATCAGATATGTTTCCCTCTTCTGACCTGTGTCGGCAATTTGCCAACGCAGCTTATCTTCTTCATCAATATGTTTTCTGATTGCATCTGCAGTATCTTTATATCCAAGTGCAGTTGCTACGCTCTTGGCCACAAAGTATACTTCATTTTCAATAATGATGGTTCTAAGTTCCCCAAACTCATTACTATTAAATAGTGTTGTTACATGGTTCATAACTTTGCCCCCTAGTTTTTGGTAAGGGCGGATATACCCCCACCTATTTTATTTTCTTACCGCATCAATTCAGCATATATTTTTATGTTCTATAAATTTTTGTTGGAGCATATGCAGGACAGTCTTCACATTCTTCTTTCTTTAGCCAATGTAATGTACCTGCAGTTTTACCTTTGAATACTTTTATTGATGTTTTCCCCTTAGGGCAAGATGCTTTCACCCATAATGCACCACTTTTTGCTGGTCCAAATGAGTGGCTACATATTTTTCTTGGTCTACCTCTTCGCATTTATTTCCTCCTAGAATGGAATATGTTCATCATCATCTGCAAACCCATTTTCAAAATTGCTTGGTGTACTTTCATTCTCTTTCAAGCCATACGTAAGAACTTTGGCCACAATCTCTGTAATGTATCTTTTCCCTCCGTCCTTTTCGTATGATCTAGTTCTTAGTTCTCCATTTACCGATACAAAATCGCCTTTGCGTAAACCACTGTATAATTCCGCATCAACCCAACATACAATGTTGTGATATTGCGTACTCTGTTGCTCATTCACATATTTATTGGTTGCCATTCTAAATGTGAGTACTGGCTTTCCTGTTTTTGTGTATCGTAATTCTGCATCTGCTACTACGTTGCCACTTAAAAATACCTCATTTACGTTTATCATTTACTTTTTCCTCCCATTTCTCACATTCTTTGCTAATTACACATAGTGCAATTATTGATACGCCTAGTATCGTTCCTATTACAATGCCTATTCCTAGTAGTACCATGTCTTACCTCCTCAATTCTTATTAGTCTATAAAATCTGTAAGGATAACCTTCATCTGATACAGACTCAACTACACTGTCTGTTTCTACATAATAGCCTTTTGGCGGTTGGATATAATCCCTCCATTCGCTTGGCTTCAATATTTCTGTTTTTACTTTTGGTTTTTCTAAATTCTTGCTACTATTCCATCTACGTTTAAATGCATCTTCTTTATCTGAATAACAAGCACTCCTTTTTTCTTTCACAAAGTAACTTGCTAATCTCACTGCATCTTCTGCTCTTCCTTGATACAACATTAGCTTATGCATACCATGTGGCCAAAGTTCATTGATTTCATCTGAATACAATTCAGCATTGTTGATGATCATATGAAAGTGAATTCTTGTTTTTCCCTCTGCGATATAGATGTACTTTAATTCTTTACCCAGCTTTTTATATCTCCGCTTTAGCCTTCTTATAAAATTCTGAATATCTTTTTTTGCATCTTCCCATGTAGCAGGCTGTTCCTTGTAAGTTAATGTGATGTAACAATCATTTGTAGTGAAATTATTATCAATCAACATACGCAGCATTGCTTCTGCTTGTTTTTCATTTTGTTTTTTCATAGCTTCTGGTGTGATGCTTTTCTTTTTTACACGCTTGCCATTCTTTCTATAGGTTCTTGATGTGTGATAATCAAGTACCTCTATCATATTTTTAGATATGACTTTTTTACGCTTCCTCATCGTAATTACTCCCCATGGTTGATTTGTTAATATGTTATATCTAGTTAATAAGAAAAGCCTTTAAATAAGCTTTCCCCTAGTCTTTTTTATGTCCATGTGATATAATTACGTTAGGTTTGGTACGTAATTACGTGCTTGATTAGGCCACTTTAATTAGTGGCCTTTTCTTTTTGCCTTGGATAGTTACAATGCATATCTCCTTTTTCTATTTCTAAATATTGACATGTATCGCAATGTTCCATGCAGATTATTCCTTTGGCCTGTCTACAATGAATGTAGGCATGGCCTTTTTTATTGCACTCATCACATATGCTGCAGTATTTACTCATTATTCATCACCGCATCAAGCAGTATTTCTCTTGCCCTTAATGCAAGATATACTTTGTTTTCTTTAATTGGGCCTTTACCTGTTATGCGTAATACATATTCTCCTGTCCTTCGCTTAACAAAAATAGCGCATCCATTAGCAAGAATAGTAAAGTCTAAACTTGCACTTTTATTGCTTACGCTAATTGATGTAATGTGTTCCCTTAAAACTTGCATTTCTTCATCATCAAACATTAAATATGTTTTTAGTAGATCTAGTGCTTTTTTTCTTTTATCTTTCATTTTTTATCACCTCCTTAATCCTTTCTAACATCCGGAGAATTTATATCCCCAGTGATAACATCGTTTTACCATTTCACTAATATCTCCCCTGTAATCCACCAATAGAAAATACCTACTACTAGATATAAAAAACATGCTCCGACAATAAAACCCTCTATAACATCAGCTAATTGTGGCGCCATAGCAGCACGTCTAAACTCACGTTTTTCTTTGTATGTCATCGCACTCATCTTGTCTTTTACCTCCTTACTCTCCTATTCGTGCCTGGCATCGTTTCCCTAACCATGCATTAAACGAATCTAAATGAATCAATCGTTTGCCACCTCGGGCTCCTATTTTCATCGACGGGAAATCAAAGTCGGCCGCCCATTGGCGAATCACATCCTGAGGAACGCTTGCTAGTTCAGCAGCCTCAGCAACTGTTATGCATAATTTATTCCTGTCCACAACAATCCTCCTTTATATCTTTTTATAGATATTCATAAATTT